TGGCATTTGTAAATGTATCTGGAGCAGCTCTAATATGAATCCCATCATTCGCCAAGGTAACAGCTCCCCCTCCGGCGTAAAAGCGCCCATCGTCCCCGCTCGCATACCACTGCGCTATCCCGCTTGAGTCTCTACCTTCCAACCGGTTTGTCGCCGCCGTGAAAAAGATGCCGGCATTGCCACTGGCGCCAAAGGCAAAGTTGCCGTTGTTATCAAAATATGACCGCCACGCCGAACCATCCCAATAGCCACTGTACAATGGTGTGAGATACAGTCCGGCGCTGCCGGGATAATCGTATTCTTCGATCTGGAAAAAATCGATGTCGTATACGCCCGCAGCGTTCGGCGAGTTGACGATAAACGAAGGACGCATGTAGCGCACGGACGGGTGCGCTTTGTTGACGCTGCCGTACTCTGCTGCGCTTGCTCCCCAGCCCTGCACCACCCCGACATATTCTGTCCACGTGTTCAGCGCCGGCTGCGCATTGAATGCGCAGAAATAGTGTTGCGACGAATAGCTCGCCGATCCGCTCGCATTGACGAGCGTCGCGCCGTCTGCGCCGACGCCGACAAAACCTGCGTACAGCACGCCACTGCCCGCTGCCCGCCGAACTCTCATGCGGAAGCGATAAAGCTTGAATGAGCTGAACGGGATCGCACGACGATGCACTAAGTAGCGCTGGTCATCACCGTTGTTGTTGCCGACGCGCAGATATTTTCCGCCCATACTTGCCGCCGCCGACGTGATGATTGTCAGCTCGCCCGCGCCGGTAAGCACGGGCTCCCAGTGATCCAGCGGATTGTCGCCGTCCCACGTCTCCAAGAAAGCGAGACGGCCCGTTGCGAGTCGAGCGTGCTCTGCGGGATTGATTCCATACAGCGAGCTCGGTCGATCCGTCAGGTTTGCATAGCCGCTGGAGCCCGAGGTCGCCACGATCTGCCCCCGCACGTTGAGCGTCGAACCGTCCCAATGCAGCCCCTGCGCAAGCGAGCCGCCGGCGACCTGGCCGACCCGCACCTGATACGCTCCACCACTCAGCCCCATCCACACGCCCGAGCCGTCGGAGAGCGGGCCGGCGGGGAGGGGGGCGCCCATGGCGAACGAGGGGGAATTATTTGCGGCGCCGGCGCTCAGCTGCATGGTCAACGACCCACCCGCATAGAGTTGCAGCGGTGTGTTGCGCAATTCTATCGCTTGCGACGAAACGCGAATGAAGCGATCCGACGTAGTCGTCCCGCTTCCTGCGTACAGCCCGAACTCGTTCGCCGCGCCGAAAATTCCACGCAGGTTCCCAAACCTCGCCCGCACCGTCTGGTTGGACGGATGCGTCGTCCACGTGACGACTTGAGCGTACGGCGAGTTGAGCGCATAAGCGCCATCGATTGCATTCACTTCGTAGAAGCCATTGCCGCTCGTCCCGAAATCCAGCACGAGCGCATCAGCCGCAATCACGCCCGAGGCGCTCCCGGGCGTTGACGCGTGTCTCGTAAACGTCCACGTTTGCGTGCCCTCTTGCGCACCGGCGCCATCGACGTAATTGCTGACCACACCCCACGCCCACGCTATCGAGAGCGACCCGCCCGCCCTCGAGAATTGTCTCAGTCCGACAAAGTCGCCCGACTGAAACACCGCCATGTTCGGCGCCGAGGGCAGGTCGCGCACGCGCAGCGTCGCAGAATTGCCTGCCAACGGCAACGTGAAGTTTTCAGCCAATATAGCCACGCTCTTTGCAATAATCTGTCCACCGGCCAGCGCCTGCTCCAGGTCTGCGATAAAGCTCTTTGCGTGCAGCTCGTCGGTAAACAGATAGCGAAAATCTCCTTCGCCTGCATCGGTAATGCGCATGCCGGTCGTCTGGCTTACGTAGCTGCTGCTTTGTAGCATACGCCCCGCCGCAAGGCGGACGATATTGGTACCCGGTGCAAGCAACAGCTCCTGCGCAGGTTGCAGAGTCATATTTGCGCCCCCCGCAGAGTCGATCAAAGACGTACGCAGGCGATCGGTGGCGGTCAAACGCACAAGCGTGAGATAGCCGCTGCTGTCGGTGGCAAGGATGCTGGCGGCGGCGCCGGGGTTGCTGCTGGACGTAATGGCGTGCGTATGGTTGCCCGCGGCATTGTTCGTCGACGAAACCGAAAGCGTACCGGGCGTAAGCAGCGAGACGGCGTCGGAGGTGATGGTAAGTCCCGCGCCGACGTTGACGCTGAACGTGCGATCTGCCGACAAATTACCGCCACCCGAAAGCCCGTCTCCAGCAACAAGCTGGCGGCTAGCGCGCACGACAGTGCCGTCCACACTCAACGCCACCTGGTTCCCCGACGCAGCAGATAGCACACCATCGCCGCCAACAACACGCACAGTGTCCTGCGCGTCCGGCGTCGCATAGTTGCCGCTTGCGTCTCGCAGCGCAACAAGCGCAGCATGATGAGCATCCGGATTTGCTGCATGTGCGGAGATGTCGACACCGTCCACGGTGCCGCCGACGAGGATGTCCCCCTCGACGCTCAAATTCGCAGTGCCGCCTGGTGCCGTGTTGATGACAGAGAGCAGCGTCGTGGTGTTGGCAACGTTTGGCGAGATCGTCATGTTGCCGCCGTATTCCCAGCGCTCCCCCGCCATCTCACCGAGAATCTCATCCGCCTGGATCGACTCGGTGTAGATTGTGCCAAACGGCGACGAGGGGGACCCTAAGTCCCTCCCTCCGCCGCTCAGCACACGGTCAACGGCGCTCAGCACAAACGGCTTTAATTTCTGCCAGATCTCCGTCACATACATGACTTATCCCTCCCGCAGCAAGCTCCACGGTGACGGCCGCCCGCGCGGTCTCCATTCATACGTGTTTTTCTCCGCGTGGTATACCGACTCCTCGATCCAAACCTCACGCCTCCACCTCACGCCACCCAGCGCCGACTGCAGCGGAACCGGCTGAAAGATCGTCGCCCACCCCGTCGCTTGCTGCCCCGTGAGCCTGTGCCCCAGCGCTGTGAAGATTCCCTCCGGGCGAACGGATAAGGCTGTGTCGAGCAAAAACTGCGGTTCTTCGTAGATGCGCAGGATACGGCCGGGGAGAATCTCAGCGTTCACCTTTGTCCCGCCACGCATGCGCAGCAGCTGCTCGATCTGATCAAGCGCCGTCGTCTCCCCGTCGGCCGTTCTGGAGACAGAAACGCCCGTGCTCGCCTCGACGATCACGCCCGCAAGCCAGTCCGCTTCATCTGCGATCTCGGCGATTTTTTGTGCGACATCCACACCGCCCGCCTGCGATTGAGCATAGTAATAGCGCCCAAACGCATTCCACCAGCCCCGACATTCAAGTTCCGCCGTTACGGCTACAGCACCCGACGGTCTGTAATCTGAAAAGTCAAGTTCCGGCCAGGCGTAAGTATCAAGAAGTTGCTGACGCAGTCCCTCTGCAGCCTCCGTGCTCGCTCCATCGACCGACGCCAACAGCTCAAAGCGTCCCCACTCCTGGACGCTCAGCGCATCCTCCAGCCAACCCGTCATCCTGCGCTCGCCAACGTCGTTGCTGCCCGGCTCGACAAAGCTGTACAAGACCGCAACCCGGTTGGCAAGATTTTCAAGAGAAGCAAACACGCCGTACTCTCGAATCCGGACGGTCTCTACATAGCCGTGCCAGGCCGTATGCGTGTCATCGAAAATATCGATGCCACAGCCCAGCCACCCCAGCGCCGCCGCCGCATCGCCTCCTTTGGCCAGGACGGTCGCAAAATGGCAGCCGCCCGGCAGCCGCCAGCTCCAGCGCACCGGCTCGAATGTCGTAGCGGGCGTCGGGAGAGGATCGAATGAGTTTCTGCGATACAACTGGACGTTCATCAGAAACTCCTGCGCCGTGGTCTGTAGTATACTCTGGCAAAAAACGTGCGCGAGAGCGTCATCAAATTTGTTTCCGCCATGAGCAGCACAAGGTTTTGCGTGCGGTTTGGAACCAGCTGCGGGAAATCGCTGCGCTGCGCAAACACACTGATCGTCCCTGCTGTAGACTGCGCATAGATCCGTTTGTCCAGCCCGTTAATCACGATCTCTTCGTTTGTTTCCAGCTGATAGCCAAGCTGCTCAAAGTCGAGAAAACCGTCCATCGGTAGCAGATAAAGCGCATCGACTTCGATTATGTAGTTTCCGCTCGTGCTGTACAGAAAATCAACCGCAAGCGAGACGGCCGTGTGATTTCCTGTCTCTGAGCCAGGCGGAAGCGGAACCGCCCCCACAGCATTCATGTTTGTGCCGCCAATCCGGTGCCAGCTCCCCGCGTAAAGCGTGGTCAGTACCATCGTGTTCGGAAAGCCCACCCGCAGCCTGGCCAGCGCAGGGTGAACGCCGGGGAACCTCCCCCGCAGCACGCCGTACAGCCACCTCCCCCGCGCCAGCGCAAGCGTTGAGGCCGGAACCGACCAAAAAACTGTGTAGGAAGAGCCGGTAAACGACACGCTGCGATACTGCCCGCCACGCATTCCACTCGAATTGAAATTCGTCCCGCCCGACAGCGCAGTCTCCCCCTCAAGCACGAGCGGGTTTGCGCTCCCCGCCGCCAGCGTAGAAGTCGGCGCAACAAACACGTTATGAGACAGAAAAAACTGGCGCGTATGGATGTTCGTGCCGTTGTTGTTCTGCAACGTCAGCCGGAACGGCGCAGGCATGCTGCCAGTCACAGCGGAGGCAGGAATCTGTAGCGCATTGCCCTCGTTGAAACCGGTCCAATTCCTGCCGCCCGTTACCGCGCTGCCATCGCCCACCCGACGCAGCGGCAGCTCGACCTCTGCGCCTTCCCAATAGTTGCGCCGCTCGACAATTATGTCAATTTGCTGTCGCCCCTGCGGCCAGAGCTCGACGGACGGGATATTGACCCGCCCACTCAGCACCTCGCTGCGCCACCAGTCCGCAGCGTTTTCAAAATTGATTTCGATATAAACCCGCTCATCCGTCAGCCGGTTCTGGTTCTCGCCCGCCTTCCAGAACATCCGTTCGATTTCGTGCAGGAAGTCCCGGACCTGCGCAACGGACGAACGTGAAACAAAAACACCAAACGACTCGACAACGGTCTGCTCTTCCGAAATCACCGGCACATAATTCGTCACGACGGTCGAGGCATCGGAAAGGACAACCACAGTCGAGCCGCTGACAAGGCGCAGATTCATATCAGCCCTCCCCGCACATTGAGCAAACGAGCAACGCGCAGCGCGAGGCTCTCAACATCAAGCTCGTTGTTCAGCGTCGCATACACGTTTACGGTCGTGCTGCTGCGCAGCATCTCCCCGGTCTGTTGCGCAGGGACGACCCGCGCGCCGCGCGGCAACACGACCAGCTCGGGTCCTTGCTCGCCAACAAGCGAAAGCCCGCCTTGGGCATGGACGGTGCCGAGGGCAAAGCCGGGGAGTTTCGGGATTTCGATCGAGCGAAGAATGCCGAACAGATCGACCTCTTTCAGCCAGCTCAAAAACGAGTCAATTTTCGACTTTAAGCTGTCGATCGCCGACTGTACGGAGGAAATCGCGCTGCTCAGCGCGGCAAACGGGTTCGGCAACGTGAAAGAACCAAGAAACGTCTTGAAGGCATTGAAGGCATTCTGCAGCGTGGTGGTCAAATAGTTTGCTAAATTCTGCAGCGTAGAAAGAATTGCAGAGATTGCATTGTTGACTGCAGTCTGGACCGCCGCAAACGTGTCTTCCCAGAGCGATTGCAGAGCAGAAAGATAGCCCTCCGCGTCAACGTTCATGTCGTTCAATGTTTTCGTTACCGTCTCTTTGATCGTCGTGAAGACGGCAATATAAAAATTCTTTACATTCTCAAGCGTTCTTTGAGTGTAGTTGTAAAAAGCCAACACGATATTTTCTGCATGCTCCCATGCTGCCTGCCAATCGCCACGAAGCACTGCGCCCACCAGCGCCGCCACCTCGCTCACAACCGTAGCGATCAGGCGGATCGTGTTTGCAGCTTGCTCGATGAACGGCGAAATAAGAGCAGCAAGATTCGAGAATGCAGCAGTAAGAAGATTGATGCCGACCAGCGCCGCAGCGACCAGTCCAATGCCAAGCAAAGCGATAAGCGGAGTCACGGCGTCGGCAAGGCTGCCAAAGGCATCAATGACGCTTTGCACCGAGGGAGCCAGCAAGACAAGTTGTTCACTTGCCCCCACGACGGCGGCACCGAGATCCCCCAAAGCCTTCGAGAAAATCGTAACAACGTCGCCACCGCCGCTCAGCGATGTAGCAAGGTCAGTGATGGCCGTGCCCACGGCTACGAAGCGCTCCATCAGCGCGTCGATAACCTGTTGCGTTTTTTCCTGAATGCCGCCCCAGTTGTTTTCCCACGCGTTGCGCAACAACGCAACACCACCCGTCAGGGCGGCGAAAGTCAGCAGGAGCGGAGAAGCAGCCGTGACGATGCTGACCAGCGCGCCAACGACCAGCGGAGCAACGGCGATGGCAAGCGCAATCAAAATGTCCTTAAACGAAACGAAACTTGTTACGGCTTCCGTGACTGGTCTTACAAGCTCTGCAATTTTTGTGCCCATCTGCGTCGCCGCTTGAAAAAAATTCCCTGCCGCCTTTGCGCTCTCTCGAATTTTCTCCACAAACGAAGCGACAAGGCCAGTCAGCGGACCTTGTAACTGCGCCGCCCAGTCGGCCAACGCCAGCGCGGCCTCACGGACAAGCGGAAGCAGCGGTTGAAACGAGAGCTTCAGCGACTCAACGACACCAGCAAAAATTTCCAGAGCGCCCGCAGTCGTGTTCACACGCGTCGCTGCCGCCTCAAACGCAGACATGCCCTGCACAGACTCCGCCAGCTCGTCAAACCCCTCCGCTCCCAGCATCGCCAGCGCCGTGGCCGTACGGATGGCATCGGCGCCGAAGATGGTGGAGAGGGCCGCCGTGCGCTGCTGATCGCTCAGACCTGCCAACGCCTCCTGCAGCACGCCGGCGATTTCGCTCATGCTGCGCATGTTGCCGCTGGCATCAAAGAAGCGATTGCTGCCATCCTCCGTCACAATGCCCAGCTGCCGCATCGTCTCGATAGCTTCCTTTGACGCGCCGCCCAGCCGCTGCAAAAACGTTTTGAAAGACGTGCCGGCGTCCGAGCCAGAAGCGAACAGCGGCGCAATGGCGGCAATCGATGCGGCAAAATCGTCAAAGGAGACACCCGACGCACCCGCTACACCGCCCGCCTGGGCAAGCGCAAGCTGGAAATCCTCCATGGTCAGCTTGCTGCTGACCGTGACACCTGCCACGCGGTCGATCACGGTTTCCAGATCGGAAGCTTCAAGCCCAAACTGAGCCAGCGCGTCGGTAGCAAGATCCGCCGCCCTGGCCATGTCGCCACCCGTAGCGTTAGAGAGTGCCACGACGGCGCGGGCGCCTCCCGCAAGGATGTCTTCCATCTTCATGCCGTTGCGGGCCAGCATCTCAACCGCCGCCGCCGCCTCCGTGGCAGAGACTTTCAGTTTTGGGTCGACGGCGAGGTCTTTGATGAGCTGTTCCAGCGGCTTTACTTCCTCGACGGTTTTTCCCATCACGGCCGCAATGTCTGCGACGGATTGCTCCAGATCCATTGCCGCCTTCACACCAGCCACCGCTGCCCCGCCGACCGCCGCACCTACCGCCGCACCAAAACCAACTACAGCCACACCCAGCCCCGTGACGTTGCGCCCGATGGCGCCAGCGCCGGTTGAAAGCACGTTCAGCTTTTTCGACACACTGTCGATGCTCTGCTCTGCTTCCTTTGTGTCCGCCCGAAAGCGGACGAGCAGGTCGGCTACTTTGATTGCCATGCCCGCTGTTTCCTCTCCATCGCCTTCACCTCAGCCGCCTCGGCCGCCAGCGCAATTTCGGTCCACCAGGCCGGTTGGCGGGCGAGCTCCCAAGGCGCAACGTTAAGATAGCGCGCCGCCCGGATCAACCGGTACCATCCCGGCGGCTCTCCGTAGCTCCCCTCCGTTTCGAGCCAGCGGCGGAGGGCCCGAAGCTCGTAGGGTTTGCGGCAATGTCCTGCCCAATCTCGGACAAAAGCGCAGCCAGCGCGCCAACGGGCAACGACATAAGCGTGCTTTTGTTAATTGCAAGCTTTTCGTCGTCGTCGTTGAACAGATCCCAGTCGACCAGCAGCGCACAAAGCGCCTCCGCCAGCGCCTGCGACGGTCTGCCCCCCGCAACACTATCCTGCAGCATCGCCTCAAGCAACGGCGTGTAGGCAGCAGGGCGATACGTGACATGCAGTGCGTCATCGCCGATGGCAACCGACAGCTCTCGCTCTTCTTTGTACAGATCTGATAGCTTCATAGCGTACTCAACGTGTTGACCACCTGCACCCGCAGCGCCCGTCCCCAGCCGGCGTCAAACACCGGGCGCAGCGAGAACTCGATCGCATAGACGCCGTCCTCATCGCCGAAGTCCGCAACGTTTTCCACAACGCCGCACACGTCAAGCGTGAAGCGATGATTGTACGTCGCATCAGCCACCGGGCCAATCGCCTCAATGCGCACAAAGCGCCGCGCGCCATTGCGCAGCGAGGCCAGCAGCCCCATCCCCTGTGCGTTCGCCTCGACCAACAGCTTGAGCGAGCCCGAAGGTTCAGTCTCAACGTGAACCGGAAACCCGCTGCCGAGCTGGGCGTCGATCGGCCAGACGGGCGCATAGCGATCGCCGAGCTCAAACGACCAGCGCAGCAGACGGGTTAAACGTGTCGTGCCCAACGCCGCCGCAGTGTTGTCGACAAAGCCGGACACCTGCACCGGCAGCACCGGCACCAGCGCCACAGCCGTCGGCGAGGCGGTAAGCGTGATGCCGTCCTCGATCGCCCGCGCCAGCAACGAGCCGCCGACCTCGATGGTGTCGCGCGTCCCGTTGATCGTAATGGTGTTGAACAGCCCATACGACGCCCGATGTGCCCGGATGTTGTCGCCGTGCTCGATCGTGTACGTGCGGATCGTACTGTTGCCCGACTGAGGCGGAGAGAATTCCCACAGGTACGCAGCCGAAGACCCCTGCTGCGTCGGCGGCGAATAGCTCATCGCGCCGGCAAGCAAATACACAATTTCCGTGTAGGTCAGCGGGCCGGAAATGCTCCCTTCCGCCCACTCCTTCCCCTCCACGACGATCGTCGAAAACTTACCGCCGGTCGGCCGATAGCTTTGTGTGTTCGCCCGCACGTTCAAGCCGATCTGCAGTCCCGTGAGCCGCCGGTTGGCAGCGACGGCCGTACCGGGCGTCGTTTCGACGCCAATCTGTGTGACTTGATTAATCGTCGCTCTTGTTGTCATTGCCGATACTCCTTCGTCCAAATTCTATAGATGCCGCCGAGCTGACGATACACGACACCCTGCTCACCCTGCTCGACGAGCGCAAAAGGCTCGATGCGCACGCAGGCAAATACGGCGCCAGTCGCAGCAAAAAAACTCGAATTGTGCAGCAGAGTATCGATGCGGTCAGCGAGCGGCACAAGCGGCTGATACGAGGGTGTGCGCCCTACGGCCACGATTTTCCACTCGCCTCGCACGAAAATGCGTTCCGGCCCATTCCCGAACACGTCGGCGGGAGCCAGCGGCGCATAGATGACAAGCGGATACACAGCGGAAGGTGGAGCAAGCGAGCTATAGATGCCAACCTGCGCCAGCAGCGGATCGCCAGCAAGCGTCGAGTACAGCCAGCGCTCGACGAATTCAATCTCTGCCACCAGCATCCTCCACCGCCTGCTGCATGCGCTGACGGAAACGCCCTTCTACCGACCTCGCCGCAGGCCGCATGTACGGCCGTGGCGCAATGCGTGCGGTGCCATACTCCATGAAGATGGCATAGTCCGTGTGCGGCGCCACGATCCAGCTTAGCTCGCTCTCTTCCTCGGCCTGGATGCTGTCGCGCAAAAAGCCGTACCGGAAAGGAGCGTACTGCTTCGCAATCGTCTCGCACTCCAGCGCCGTGTCGCGAAGCGCCCGCCTCACGTTCTGCCGCATGCGCTTATTCAGCTGTGGCAGGTTGTTGTATACAACTTCGATTTCAAACTTCATGTCAGCTCCTCCCCTACGCACACTTTCAACACCTGAATCGTGTGCGCCTCGACCTGCACGATCTTGAACTGCCTTCCCGCAATCGCCACAACGTCATGCTCCTGCACGTCTGCGTCATGTGGAAGCGTGATGAGCCACAACGCCGCAACATCAAGCCTCTCTGCGATCCGCTGCACAGACGGCTTCATCCCTCCGACCGACAGCAGCGCAGGATATGTCCCAACGGCCGTCTCACTTTCCAGCCATCCCCCTGCGCCGTCGGCCGTGCGCACAACCCGCAGCACAGTCGCCTCGTCGTGCAGCAGCCGTTGCGCAACAGAGCGTAATCGAGCCAGTTCGGCGTTCGTGATCATGCGTCCACCCGCACGGCCGCCACGACGCTCCAGCCGGAGCTGCGAGAGCTTAATTCTGCAGCCCGCTCCGCATACATTTTCGCCCGTTCGCTGCCGTCGACCTCAACGCCGTCGGCTTTGAAGCGAGGAATCTGCGCGTATTTACGCGCAAGCAACGAGCACGCAGCCGAAGCAGCCGCGTGCTCGTCGTTGTTGTTCTGGCGCAGCAGCAGGAGGATTTCCGTGTCGGAAAACTCCAGCGCTTCGGTGTCGGGAATCAGAAAGCGCACCAGGCTAATCGCCCGCACCATCGGATCGGAGCTGTTCAGATCGTAGCTGCCCGCCATGTCACACTCCTCATCTTACGAGATTGCCGGTGGCGTGTAGTTGCCGCTGGCTGCAATGCGCACGCACACGCCTGCCGTGCGGTCCTCACCAACCCCAACGCCGTACTCGGAATAAAGGACCGCCATGTAGGTCGGAGCGTTCACCCACTGCCCTGGCACGATTTGCCACCCGAACCCCGCATTGGGGTTGACCCGCACGCGCAGCGGGTTGCGAGGGTCGTTGGGACCGTAGGTTTTGAAAGCGCCGAAATAGCCCGTCGGCAGCCGGGCCGTGAACCACAGACGAGCAACGCCAAAATCGGTCTCGATATAGCCGTAGTAGTCGCTTGTTTCGTCGAGCTGCGCCCGGTCGCTCATGCGGTAGACGATGCCGCCCCATTCCGGCGCCTTGAACCCGGTTAGCCCGGTCCAGGTCGAGGCGTCGGCCCGGGCAGCGATCACGTCGAACGGCGCCCGATGGCCGTGCTCTTCCAGATGCGCTACGGCCGTGCGCAGCGCGGCAGCGTCGAGCGCAGCAAGGCGCAGGAAATGCGAATGAGAAGCATTGAACTGTTGGCCGTCGGGGCCGGTAAGTGGCACGTAGTTCGGATCCGAGGCGCCGCCATCAGCAAACGGGACCGAGGCACCGGCCGTATTGCCAACCCGCTCGGCGGCGTTGTTAAAGAAGCGTTGCAGGATGTGGCGCTGCCAGCTTTCCCGTGCGTCCTGCAGCGCACGCCGGATGTCCGAGTCCAGCCGAGCGCGCCGTGCCTCACTCAGATAGCGCATCGTCCAGCCCAGCGCGCGTTGATACGCCTTGAGCGGCAGCGTGTGGCCTGTCATTTTGCCCCGCACGGGCGTTGGTGTCGCATATTCCGTCGCCTCCTCAACGCCGGTGCTGCCGCCGATCGGGTACTCGACGACCGGCTCGTCCTGAACGGCAACCAGATCGCCGTAGTGCGGCATGCGCAGCAGCTCGTCGTTGAAAGCGGTCAAAGCAGTTTGAATGTCGCGCAGCAGCTCGTCAAACGTAGCGCCTTCGGCCAGACGCACGCGCTGGATCGTCTCTGCATCCCACAGCGCGTGAAGACGAGCTTCGCGCAGATCAGCAAAACCAAGTGTCATCTCTCACCTCCCTCCATTACCCGACCGCCGCAAAGGTGTCGGTAAACGGCGCAACAAAAACGGTCTGCGGAGAAATCGCCCGACCGACAACCCAGCGGAAATTGGTGCCGGTCGGGGACACGTCGTCGATCGCCCCTGCCGTCACGGCCGTGTAAAGCAGCGAACCAGGCGTCATGCCGGTGAACCCTGCGACGGGGCCACCCATGACCACATCCACCATTTCGCCCGCATCGGCCGAAGTACGGCCATCAGGCGCCGACGCCACGATCCCAATCGCCTGCACGGTCCCCGCGGCGTTGGCCGCAGCCGGGACGACACGACCGGCGTTGTTGATGCACACCGCCTGCCCCACCGTGACCGTGGCACCGGCGGCAAAACGTTGGACGTGCGCGCCAGGCAGCGGGCGCACATCCGTTGCGTTGTAGTTGATAATCGCCATGCTCTCCCCTCCTAGTTGATCCCGAACCGTTGCTTCAATTGCCGTAGCTTATCTTCCGTCATGCCATCCTGCCTGCCCCGCCCCTCGCGGGCGTTGGTCTCGGCAACGGGCTGTCTGCGCAGAAGGTACGGCTTTTCTTTCGCAAGAACCTGGAGCTTTTCGGCAATGCCGAGCGGTTCGCCGTTCTCGTCGTAGTCGATGTCGCTCAAGTCCAGCAGCCGCCAGGCATCGCCTGGATCGAGAAAGTTGAGCCGGGTCGCATGCGCCTGTACTTCTGCCTTCAGCAGCCGCTCTCTCGCGCGGCGCTCGGCTTCTTCCCGGTGCTTCTGCTCTTGCTCAAGCTGCCGCCTGAGCTTATCAAGCTCCGACAGCTCGGCTTCTTCTTTCTGTTTGCGCTCGGCTTCATATTGCTCCAGTAGCTTCCTGCGCTCTGCAGCTTCTTTGTTCGCTTTCTTCAGCGCAGCGCGCAGCTTCGCAAGCTCTTCCTGCGGATCTGCGGTGGTCGAGGCATCCGCCTCGTGTGAGGACGCCATCTCGGCGTTGACGGGGGCTTCCATCTCGGAAGCAGTAGAAAATTTGTTCTCTTCGTTCATTGTAGCGCTCTCCTTTATTGCATGCAAATCGTTTTTCAGCCGCCCACGCGCCCAGGCAGCAACGCCGACAGCGGCGCTTCCACATACGAGACGCCGAAGTCGGGGTGTTCATGAGCACGGATCAGATCCTGCAGCCGAATCTCCCCACGGCGCCACGCCTCATATTTCGCCTCGCCGAGCATTTCCCTTTGCAGCGCCTCGGACCGGCTCAGGAACCACTGCTCGCCCGTCCCTTCAAAAAACTCATACCGGTCCTCTTCGCCCCGCGCGCGGCGCCTTTGCGTGACATCGATGCCGGGTATAGCCGGCACCATCGTGCAGCGACAGTTCACATGCGCCTTTTGCGGTTCTTCTATCGAAAAGACACGACCATCGAGCAGCAGACACGCCATGCAGGTGCGCCGGTCCAGCGATGCAATCCAGCGCCAGGACTGAATGCCGTAGCTACGATACGCCCAACGGCTGGTCTCTCGATACGCCCTGAGCTGCTCCGTCCTGGCGATGCGCAGCGCTCGATCCAGCCCGATGCCCAGCCCATCCCGCAGCTCCCTTGCCGTCCGCTCTGGCCCCCAGCCGACGGCCAGCGCAAAAGACAGCTGTTCCCTCAGCCGGTTTACGACCTGGACGGGCAAAGGTGGCATCCGTGCGGTGCCGCGCAGGAAATAATCACGCAGCGTCGTGCCGTCCGCCATGATGCCGATCTCAAACTCCGTCGCCGTCTGCGGCAGACGCGAGAACGCCCGAAGCACCTCGTCGACCGCCTCGCGCCGAAGCTGAGGCGGTAGGTCAGGCGCCAGCCCCTCGTCGACGACGGCACGAAGCAGCAGCTCTGCATCGCGCTGCGCTTGCTGCGCTTCTCTGCGCAGCGCATTCTCGATCGTGAGTGACGCAAACTCGGAGTACTGAACAAGCCGCTGCTCGATCTGCTCCATCAGCAGCCGCAGCCTCCTCGTGCGCATGAAGGTCTCTTCGTCCACGACCTCGGCAGCACCAAACTGCGTCCGCAGCGTGTCCATCAGAGAACGAAGCTCCGTCACCGAGTCTCGATAAATGACGCCATACGCCTCAGCGAGCATGCGCATCGTTTCATCGCTGCGAGAAAGCAGCGCTCGGCGCAGGCGTTCAGCGTCGTCGTAGAGCGGCATTACTCGCCTCCTCGATCAAAGCTGCGCAGAAGGAAACTGCCGAGCGTCTCCCGACTGCGTTCTTCTTCTGCGATCATGCTTTCCATTCGCTCGATCGCCGCCTCGTCGTAGCCGAGCTCGGCCCAAATCTGCCGCTTCGGCACGCCCAGCGCCGCCTTCGCCTGGAGCAGACGGACATTCTGCTCTGGGTTTTCCATCTGCACTCCCTTCCAGCGCACGCCAATCTCACCGAACTCAATGCGCTCACCAGGCCGGTGCAGGTTCCAAAGCCTGCGGCTTATGTCAAGCGCCTGCTCCCACCCGCCGCCGAACAGATTTTGATAACGCTGGAGCTTAGAAAGCAGCCCAATCTCCTGCATGCGTAAACTTTCGCCCGACGGCTTATCACCCGTCTGTGCCTGGAACAAAAATTGCGGAACACGGGAAAGCCCGGCCAGCGCCTGAATCCAGTACTGCGCCGTGAGAATAAGTTGCGAAAGGTCGGCGGGCGGGACATCGCCGACCTTCGCATCAGGAGCGGAGAAGCGCAGCACCCGGCCGGGCGAAAGCTCGATCGGCAGCTCCTTGCCGGTTTTGGGATCCGTCAGCGGGGGAACACCGGCCAGCCACAACACCCGAAAGCCGGCGTAGTCGGCGGCGGCCAGCAGATCGAGGTCGATCTTGTTTAAGGCGTCCTGTAGCGGGATCAGGTCAAGCAGCTCGGACTCGCCGATACTGAACGGAACTACGGGGATCCCCAAAGGCTCGCCATCTTCGTTGAGCCATGGCAACGGCCAAGGCTCGTCGGCGGCGTCGGTATAACGACGCCAGCCGAGCTCCGCAAACTCGCCCGTCGCATCAGATACATATTTCTCGATGCGGTCGGGAAAATAAAGATTCAGCCGCGTGCTGCCGCTGGCCAGCCGCCCGTCGTTCAGCCGCAGCGTCTGCCAGCGCTTGGAGGCAAACACGGGGGAGCCCGTGTCTGGGTCGTAGTGCAGCTTCACACCCGACGCACCATCGTAGGCCAGATGCGGCACCCAGAGCGGCTTTTCAGCCTCGGCGTCCCAGGCGACCAGCAAAAACGCCTGTCCGTCGATCAGCGCAGACATGTAGAGCTCGTTTTCAAGCTGCGCCGCGTTGTTGAGCACCCACCAGCCATTTGCCGCCGCCGCATATCGCTCCGCCGCCGGATCCTCGGCAAGAAACGACTGCACGGCCAGGCGCTCGGCGAGAATATCGATCACGGCACGACATAAGTTGTGACGAAACGAAAGCCTGGTCTTGCCGAGAAACTGCAGCTGCCGCTCGGTCAGCACGGTCTGGTGCTCCCCAGCGTAATAGCCGCGCAGCAGGCGAAGTTTACGTTGCTCCTCCTGCTCCTCCTGCGCCAGCCAGCGCAGGTAAGCAAGCCGTGCCTCTTGCGTGAAGGATACCGGCATCAGTACACGCTCCAATCTGCTCTTGACAGGCGAACATATTCATTGACGCCCCACCACGCCAGCGCAAGCGCAATCACCATGTCATCGTGCATGCCCGGCGGGGCAGCATAGCGAAACGTGCCGGAGGGGAGGCGCTCGATCTCAAAAGCCTCCAGCTCGGCCCGCTGCACAGGATCGTCGAGCAGCTTGACGCTGCGCTGCTCAATCGCCAGCGCCAGCGCCTCGACAATCTGCGTTTTGCTGGCGGCCGTCGTGTTGAAGGCCACGACAGGCAGGTTTTTGCGCTGCAGCATCTCAACCAACACCTCGCCCATGGCGTTGCGCTCGACGACAACATGCGTCGGGCGAAAGCGCTCATACAGGGCAAGAAGACGCTGCGTCTGCAGGTGATAATCGATCTGATTCATGCGCTCGACATACACCTGCCGCCTCTGGTCGACATCGAACACGACAAACACCGTGTAGTCGTTGTGTTTGCCCCAGTCGATGCCCATGACGTAACGACGATCGGCCGCACCAACAGGCTGCGGCGTCTCGGTGCAGACGGCGTCGAGGTTGCGAAACACCACGCCGCCATCCTCAAGAAATTCCGCTTCGTATTCTTGCTGAAACGCCGCAGCGGGGAGTAGCTTTTTCGCCTCCTCGATCTCGGACAGCGACACAAGCCCCGTGTCGCTCGTCCTGAAGCGCCAACCCACCCACCCTTCAGCCTGCTGCGCCATCAGCCACAGGCGAAAGAAATAGTTGCGCCCCTTCGGTGTGCTGAGGAACCACGCGGATCCCCGGCGGCTCAGCAGCGTCGGCTGCACGGTCTGTGTCCAGGCCTGTTCGAGCTTCTTGATCTTCGCCGCCTCATCGACGATCACTAGGTCGTACTCGCGCCCACGGCCACTGTCTGGATCGTCAAGCGTCCAGAGGTCAAACACGCCACGTGTGAGCAGCTCTAGCCTGTATTCCGTCTCGCTTTTGACACCAATCACGTCAAGCAGACGATACTTCAATTCCCTCCAGACTTCCATGGCGTCCTTGTAGGTCGGAGAAAACCACCCAACATGCCTGCCCTCCAGCAGATGCCGGACGGCCAGGAGAATGCCGAGCGTCGTCTTGCCCCAACGCCTGCCGCACACCAGCACGTTATAACGCTTCGCCTCGCTCAGCACCTTGCGCTGCAGGCGATGCGGGGCAGGGAGGCAGACGCTGACCTCACGTCTGTTGAGCGCCGCAACAGTAGTCACGCTCATGCGCTCTCCTCCTGCTGCCTGTTCTCGTCCTCGTACACGACGCGCACAACCAGTGCCCCCTCGTCTCCTCCCAGACTCACGTTATCGCCGTAGCGGTTGCGCCGTCGTCGTGAAAGCCACCAGCGCGCCGTCGCCTCGTCGCCTTCCCGAATTTTTTGGATCAGCACGCTTTCGGCCAGGTCGTCGATGGCTTCTTCTTCATCGCGCAACATGCGCGAAAGCTCTTCGTCCGCAGCGATAAAATCCCGCACGGCTCCCCACGAGTGTCCGGTCCGCCGTGCGATCAGGGCAATAACGCCCCCGCTGTTCGGAATCGCTGCTTTTATTTTCGCGCGAGAAAGACGTGGTCGGGTCATGGTATCTGAGTTAAGCTCACTCCTGCAGCCTGCGAAGCGCAGAACTTACAAGCTGCGGAGCCGTGTATGTCCAGCTGAGTCCATTTTCATCTCGCCTGCGGCGCCACCATACCCGCCAGTGCGCCAACCGCAACGGAGCCGAGCACAATCACGCTTTCCGGCAGGCTTTTGTCGACATATGCCAGCACCACACCGCCGAGCACCGTCAGCACACCAAGCGCCGCCAGGGCAACAACAACGATTGTGTAGATTGTGGCAGCGCGAGGGGAGGAAACAACGGGCTCAGGTAAGCTTTGCAATTCGTTCATTAGAATTCTCCTTTTTCGACACGCTCGATCAGGTTCAACACCATCGCCGCCGCCTCGTAGTCGATCTGGCTTGTCACAAACTCAAAGACGCGCCAGCCATCGGCGACGGCGGCATTGATTTTTTCTCGATCTTTAGGAAACGTGGAAGGATGGTTGTGCCTGCCGTATTGCCAGATGCCGCCATGCAGCTCGACCGCCACCTTCGTCGCCGGGTGCGCAAGATCAAAACGCCAGCGCCGCTGCGGACAAAAGCGATATTCTCGTTCGAGCTGCGGCCCGTCCAGCAGCCGCCAAAAAAACAGGAAGCGATCAGGGAGGGTTGATGCGGCCGAGGATGAGGGATTGGAGGCGGTTTCTTTCTGCATTGCTCTTTTTCTCCAAAGAACAGATGTTCTGTTGAAGATTGTAAAGCATGAAGGGAAACGACGCAAGAGGGAAAAGAAACCGGCTGCGGCAGAGGCAAAAACTGTAGAAAGGAGGAAACAAGAGGCGATTGGGGAAAAAGCGGGACTTCTGCCGCAGCCTCTCCGAACCCACATCAATTGTAACACGAAGAGGGAGAAAAGTGCAAACGTGCATCGGATTGACGTCATAAAGTTTTAGTTTTATACTTCAGGCACGACAAAAAAACATTTTGCACGAAAGGAGCACACAATGAAACTGATCAACCTCACGCCGCACGAGATCGTTATCTACAACGCCCGCCGCGAGCGCGTGCTGAGCGTACCACCCTCAGGGCTCATAGCGCGCGTCCGAACGGCGCGGGAGAAGATCGCAGAGCACGACGGCATCGAGATCTACCGCACGCAATACGGCGAGATCGAGAACCTGCCCCCACCCGAACCCGACACGATTTTCATCGTCTCCGGCCTCGTCGCCGTTGCAGCAAAAGACCGGGATGACGTGCTGCAGCCGGGTGAGCTGCTGCGCAGCGACAGCGGGCAGCCGATCGGCTGCGTCGGGCTGCAGAAAGGAGGATGAGGATGGCAGAATGGACGTTGTTTAAGATGCGCAACGGTCACGACGACGAACCGGTCGTGACCGTTGTCAACGTTCCAGCGGACGTTCCGCAATGGAAGATCCGCCGGGGGCTGAAACAACACGGCTACACGAGGGGCTGGGGGACAGATGAACTTTACTATCTTTCCCTCAGCAGCCCCAGGCGGGCACCCCTCGAAATCGACTACAACGACCTGCACACCGAGACCCCTTACGTCGCCACCTCTTTACGTATCCCACATCAGCTCCACGAGAAGCTGAGTGCTTTGTCGTATGCGACCGGCGAGTCGATGAACGCTTTGATCAACGAAGCGATCCGTCTTTTTTTGCTCGATCAAGAGAAAAATGAAACTGATAGCGTTCGATCTTGAAACCTCGCTCGATCTCACAGAGGAAAACACCGCGCCGCCTCTCGCCTGCGCCGCCGTCTGGATCGAGGGCGAGAGCGATGCCCACTTTTTCTACTCTGCCGAAGAAGACGACCCTGCGGCCGAGATGAGCAAAAGCGACACCATGGCGCTTGTACATTTTTTGCTTGAGTGCACGAGAAGCGGCGACGTGGTCGTGACGTGGAACGGAGCGGCTTTTGATTTTCGCCTGCTCGCCTCCGCATCGGGGCTACACAAAGAATGCGTAGAGGTGGCGCGCAACCACGTCGATCTGATGTTTCTTGTCGTCTGCGCCCGTGGTCATTTTCTTTCGCTCGACAAAGCCGCACGAGGATTCGGCCTTGACGGCAAATCCGAGGAGGCGACAGGGAAAGAGGTCCCGGCGCTGTGGCGCAGCGGCGAGACGGCGCAGGTGTTGCGCTATCTGGCGCAGGACGTGCGCACGACGCTCGACGTTGCGCTGAGGGTGAGGGAAACAAGAAAGCTGCGCTGGCTCAACAGCAAAGGGAAGAAGAACCAAATCCCCGTCGAATTTCTAACGGTTGAAGAGGCGCTAAGGATGCCCCGGCCTCAGGTGCCGGAATGGCTTAAAAACCCCGTCCGGCGCGAGGACTTACTTACGTGGATGATGGACGATGAAGAAAAAACAATCTGAGCGCCTCTATCCGCAGCGAACAAAAAACTTTGTCGCCCCAGCCCCTCCAGCACGCAAAAACGAACGCATCGACGTGCTGCAGGAGAAAATGCCTCCATCGCTGTACGCACCGGTCGAACTCAAAAGCATAGCGCAGAGCGAGATCGACCGGGCGCTGGGCTTCACGATTGGCACCGCAACGCTTGCGGGCATTGTCGGTCTGGGCGCCGTACTGATTGCCGCCGTAGGCTGGAAGGTTCCATTGATCAGCGTCACGGCGTTGACGATCTTCTTCGTCGTTGCGGCGCTGGTATGGCTGAGCGCATGGACTTTACACACGCTCAGCAGCGAAGGGGGGATCGGATTGATGTCCGTACTGCTGCAGTATCGCCTGCTGCGCCACGAGCAACGGGCGAGGCTGGAGCGCATCAGATATTTGCTTGAGGAAGAAGACGAGTCAACTACTCCCCCCTAAAGGGGGAAGCTTGTCCCTGGCGCTACGCCGCTGAGGGCGCGTCCGAGACGTGTGGCTGGCTGACAGCAGCCGGCGGGAAATGTTCACCGCCGCGACGTGGTCTGCGAACCCGGAGTGCCCGCAAGACACACAGGAGAAGGGATCTTGAAAATGAACCGCACGATTTACACAGAGCTTTTGCGCAGCGAAGCCATCGCTTCCACCCCTCCGCCCGAACGCCACACGCCACTGCGCCAGGTGGCGCTGAAGCTGACGCGGCGGGGCGTCATGGCGGCAAAGGCGGAGTTGGCAAACGCTGCGTTGCTTGCGTTCATAGAAATTCTTTTCGACGTCGATGAAGATCAAAACTATGCCAACATCGACGCCGACGGCCGCATCCTGCTGCCTGCGCCGTGGGGGCGCAACGGATCCGTGCACTGGGGCTTGCGTCGCAGCGAACAGCGCGCGCTGTCATGGCTGCTGCGCAGGCGGATGGAGACAGAAGAAAATCCGCTGTTCATTTACGACGACGAGACCCGGAGCTGGTACGTCGGTCGAGGATACGCCAGGCGGTCGGCGCTGGCTTACCTGAAGGCATTCCCAGTGACAGTAGGCGAGTGGCGGACCGCCTGGCGCGCAACCGGTAGCACCTGGGGCGGGCCGCAGCTGGAAGGAGAGTAGAAATAAATAAGCCGTGGGTGTGCAAGGAAGCGGAATGGGGGGTGAAACGAGCATGAAGATAACGCAGCACGGGGGTGGGCTGGGGTAGAAACGAAAAGCCTCGGAGAATTTTTTCTCCGAGGCTTTTTTGCTTACGGGATTAGGGCAACTCGCCTGTCCCGATCTTGATAATTTTCCACTCGCCACCCGCTGTGGCGATGATCCGTTTCGTCGCCACATGGTCGTCGTCGAGCTTCTTCACCCTGACGATTTGCTCGTCGGGGAGAAAAGCCAGGACCTCGTCGGCCTCGGCTAGCAGACCATGGATTGTTGCCGCCGCATCGGCGACCCAGTTGCAGTCAATAACGGCGACTTTTTTCTTTTCCTCGTGCATTTCCTCGTGCATTTTTGCCTCCTCTCAAAAAAAAGCTCCCCCCCTGGGGTTTCCAGGAGGGGGGAGTACATATCACTTCTCCTTCATCACATTAAGACGGGCGAACGACTCACGGGCTACATCATCAGAATCGCCTGTAGCCCAGTCGCCTGTAAACACATCATCCTCATACCGGTAAGCCACCAGCTGGCTCCGGTAGTCAGGGTTCAGCACAACGACCAGGATACCCGCCCCGCTGTGTGGGAGCCCGGCGGGGCCGAAGCCCGGCTCTTCAAGCTCCACGTACAGCCTGGAGCCGATGTCCAACACATTTACGGCATTGCAGATTTCGTTTGCCAACATCTCATGAGATTCGAACTCGTACGCCTTGATCATGTTTCCTCCTTGCCCCTCCCCCCGGCTCTCAGGGCTTGCCAGGTGTATGGTTGACTTATCGCTTGCAACTCTATAATATCATAATTTTAGCGATTTGTCGACAGGCAATTTTGCTTTTTCTTGCACAAATTTACGCAAGGGGATAAAATAACCAAAGGCTTTCTATCTCTATTTCCGAGAGCGAGGAGATTATGCCGGAGAAAAATATTGCCCCCGCCCGCAGCGAACAGGCAGAGGCAACAAACATAAAACAAAGCTTAATTCAGTATAAAACAGACTCCACGCAATTGCAAAAATTCCACACACACAGACGCATTCTTCAGCCGTGCGGCGTTTATTATTTCTCCGGCCGCAACGGCGACTTCTCCGCCCGCCAGCTCACGCCCTGCGCCCAGGACACCACGCCGTCCTGGACGATTGACGTCTACTACTCCGTCTTCCCGCTGCTTCAGCTCAGCGGAAAGCGAGGCCGAAACGACGACGTCTGGGCAGCTGGAGGCGTCTATGCCGAATTCGACGCAAAGGACTTCAAGGAATTCAGCAACGAAGAAGAGCTGTCGTTTGCGAAACTTGAAGCGCTAAAACACATCAGAACGCTCCCTTTTGCGCCATCGGCGCTGGTCGACTCTGGCGGCGGCTATCATGCGTACTGGTATTTCGACGAGCCGGTGTTCTTCGAGACCGACGAAGACCGCCGCCTCTTCGCCGTATTTCTGGAGCGCTGGGTCTCGGCCGTCGGAGGGGACGAAAGCGCCAAGGACCTGGCGCGCGTGCTGCGCGTGCCTGGGACGTATAACGGCAAGAAGAAGTACGCCGACCTGCTCGGTAAACCGCCCGCTGTCTACTTCGCAGAGTTTCACCCTGACCGCCGCTATGCATTCGAGAAGTTGAAGAGCTTCGCCTTCGGCCACGCCTCACCACCCTCCCCAAACGGAAACCGACGCCACACATCACAAAAAAGCACGCAGCTGATCACCCAGCCGTCGCTGCTGCCGAACGTGCCAGCCGTGCGCAACTTCAACCGCACGCAAAATATCGAGTACTGGCTCGCCAAAGCGGGCTGCGAGAAAAAGCGCAACAACCGCTGGGTTACGCCGCAGTCGACGACGGGACAATCTTCTATTCTGGTGAACGACCGGGTTGCGTTTGCCTTCTCGCCCAAAAACCCACTTGGCCGGCCTGGCGTCATCACGCCCGCCGACCTGGCGCTCGTGGTCGACTACAACGGAGACGTCGAGGCGTTCTTGAAAGCGCTCGAAGAAGAACAACAGTTCGATTACGAGACGCTGATGCTCTATGCCGTTTTCGGAGACTACGAAGCGCCCCTGCGGCTGCGACTTTCAGAGATAGCGGAACAGGAAGCGCAAAACGCCGCAAAAGCCGCAGCACTTTTTGCGCAGGAGCCAACGGAGCGAAACGAGCGCCTCGCCCTGCGCGCACGGCGCAGAGCGGAAAAAGCGCAGGAGCGGGCAACGGGTAAAATCAAGAGCGACGCCAACCGCCGGCGCCTCATGGCGGCGTTGCTCGACAAGTTCAAAGACGACGAGAGCGCGACCGTGCGCTGCTCGATGTTGGAGCTTGCGGCGCGGGCAAACATGTCGAAGCCGACCGTACTGAAGCTTCTGGCCGAGCTCGAAGGCTGGTTTGTGACCGTGGACCGAAAGGAGCGCCAGGCGCCGCTCATTTCGCTGGCCCGCTTTGCGCTGGAGCTGCCGAAATTTTTACATGATACAGAGGAAGATAAGCACCCTTGCGCTTTTTGCCATGATACGAAGAGCGACAGCGACGACGATTGCGCGCATGCTTTACATAGAGAACAGAGTAAAGACGGTATCTATGTAAAGCACGAACACGAAGCACACGTATCATGTAAAAAATTCGAGAAGCCGAAGCTGAAGGTCGATTACGCTGCAATATCATGTAAAAAAATGGAGGATCTTATCTTTGTGCTCTGCTACGACCACGATGCATTTGCGCTCTCCATGTCGACGCTTAAAGACACAGAAGAAGAGCGTCGCCGTGTCGGGCGCATAACAAAAGCGATTCGGGATGGATCCAACATCACGCAGGAAAAAGCAAACACTCCCCCGCTTTCCGACGAGGACGCACAGGACCTGCGCGCAAAACTTGCCGCAGGCTATTACACGATGCAACAGCGTCGCCTGCTCGCTGCCGTCGACTCGCCCGGTCCTCGTGCGCTGCTTTTCCTGTCGTATCTTCAGTACCTCGACAACGACACCACACTCGACGAGCTCGCTCGCTACATGGAAACAACTCCCCGCTCGCTCGAAACACTGACGGGGAGACTGGCGCTCTGCGGCGTGGTCGATGCGGTAGAAGTTGAGGACGATACAACAAAGAAAAGAAGAAAAAGAACGCTGCGCGTGACGTTGCGCGAGGACTGGCTAAAACAGCTGAATGAAAACTGGCTCGCAATGCCCACCGCCGGCCTGCGCGCCAAGCGGTCCGTGCAGTGGCTCGACTGTGCGATCTTGTATCAGCGACAGAAGATCGAGCGCGTCACACTCGAAAAGAACGCCACCATCGAGCGAATCAACTTTGAGCTCGACGGTCTGACGGAATTCGAGACGAAGCGAGAAGAAATCTCCCGCTGGGCGTTCGAGAACCTGCCTCGCCCGCTGGCGCAGGAGATATGCAGGACATATAGCTACACGTTCGACAAGCGTGTAGCAAAACAGAAGATGCGGGTCGTCAGGGCGGGCAAATACGGCCAAAAAGACGCCATCGCAGAGGCGGCCAGACGCATGGCCGAGCTGTCTTTGTCCGGCATCACGCCTGCCGAAGCCTGCGTCGTGCTTGAAAGCGAAGGGGTTCCGTTGCACATCGTAGAGCACGCCCGCCGGCGAATGAAGCATTATCTGCCGCAGGCAAGGGAAGAGCTTGCGGCTGCGGATTGACGAAATTGAAAGCAAAAAAAGCTCCGGGGAGTGGTCCCCGGAGCTTTTTTTCTACGTTTTTTTTTACTTGTTGTAGTATCGCTGTGATTCTTCAGCGAAGATGATCGCCCGTATGTACTCTCTGATGCGTCGGGCATCGGGCTCTTCGCCCTCCTCTGCGAGCAGGTAAGCGACACCCAACCTCCGGAAGATCTCATCACGTTGCTCGTCGCTTAGCCCTGCTGCATCTGAAACTGCAATTTGTACCACTCGCTTTGCGCTCTGAGCTTGGACCGCTTTCTCCAGGATTGAGAGGTTCATTTTTCTTCTCCTTTCTTGTTCTGAATTCGTGTTTGTTGTTGTTCTTGACATTATAGTACCATAATTCTACACGTTTGTCGATACCCTGTTTTCACGAATTTTCGTTCGTTTTGCTGAGCTTTCCCTTTTTTCGATCGACTGCCGTCGAATGAGCATTATTTGCCACAAGCAAAGGAGGATCTCGCGACGGTCAAACGAAAAATTGGGTATTGACAAAAGCAATGAAATCATGGTATTATGAAGCTGCAAGCGATAA